CCCACCTGAACGAAGCACAGATGGAAAAAATGCATGAGAAAGTTGACGTGCTGTTTTCAAAACAAAGTTGCAAAAAAGTTGCACAAGCCGAAACGGCTGAAATCGCGAATTACATCAAATAACCTGTACGATACAATAAATTGGCGTATATTCGTATGTTTTGTATAAAAAAAGTGTCCGAGCATTGACACAACGCCCGAACACCTCTGGTACACCTTCAGGGGCTCGAACCCTGGACACCCTGATTAAGAGTCAGAGGAAACATACTCTATATGCGCCCAAAATCGCGTATTTACAGGGGTTTTTGCCTGTTTTAGCTGCTTATCGCAGAAAAACAAAGTTGCACCAAAGTTGCACAACGGTTTATATGCATAAACTTAAAGTCAAGCAGCATTAAACCGTTGTCGCACACCAGACCTCCATTGCATCATCACTCCGATTCTAGCACAAGCTGTTTTGTTCGTCAATATCCTTTTTGAAGAACCCGCTGCAATTTCGCAGCGGGTTCAGGCTTATTTGAATCCGTCCACCATTGCTTTGACTTCGGCGGTTTTCGCGATGAGATCATCGTGAATCGCGTTCCATGCGCACATCATCCCATCTGCGTATGCAGGATTGCGCTTGTATTCCTCGGAATTCTTGTAGGTTTCGATCAGTTTCTTCGAAACCTCGTGCCCTTTGCTGTTGAATCCGAGGTGCGCTTGCGCCATCTCGCGATACCATGCTGCCGCTTCCGGCGATTCGGCTTTCAGTTCGTAGGCGGTTCGGATTTTGTCCTTCGCTTCGCTGATGTTCTCAGCGATATCGTTCGAAATCTGCTTAATCAGTTTCATGCGTTTACCCTCCCTTGGATCGCGTTGTAGATATCGCGGATATCGTCCGCGTCGAATGCGAACGTACCCATCAGCGGAATATCGAACGACAGCCTGCCCTGTTGCTGCATCTGTGCGACCGCCGCATTATAGATCGCGTCCAGATCGATTTCGCCGTTTTCGCGCACGATGCCCAGCGCGCGGGCGGTCGCGTTCTGCTGCACTGCCGCTAAAATCGCGTCCAGCCGTCCGGAAAACAGACCATACGCCATGCCCAGCACGAACTGCCGCTTGCTGTCCAGTTTCTGCATCATATGTTGATTAATGTAGTCGCCAATACCCGCCTTGATTTGACTTGCGTTTGCCATGTTTTCCCTCCGGCTTTAGATTTGAAATCCGAGGGGCACTATTTCGTGCCCCTCTTCCGGCGTTTAGCCGTTGTTCCCGTTGCAGCATCCGCCGCACTTAGGAATGGGGTTGTAGAGCGTCTGCGCCGTAGTTGCGGTTCCGACAGTAACGTCCGCCACCTGTTTGGGGTAAAACGTCGCATTGGCGTAGGTGATGATCGAATTGTCCGCGCAGCAGCGACGCTCCGCTTCCATCTTGATATCGCCCTTCAACTCCGCCTTGACCGCCGCCAGATCAGCCGCCGCCAGTGCGAACGAATCCGCAGAACGCTGGTTAACTACAGCCTGATCAGCGATCTGCGCTTCGATGCCGCGCAGTCTGCCATCCAGATACTTATACATTTCCAGCGATTTCTGATCGGTGTAGGTGTTCGCGTCGCGAAGCTTCACTTCGGTTTCCAGTTCGGCGTTGCGCGCCGCCTGCGCTGCTTCGTACCGGCTGACCGGCGTATTCTCTGAACATTCGACTTCCGCGACGCGTGCGCCGCGACCATTGATGTTCATCGCGCCCAGCAGCGGAGCGCCCGCAACCGTCAGACCGCCTAGCGCGGTACCGATGATGCCCAGTGCAGTAGTGCCCCGACCTGCTACATAATCCATGGTAGCACCTCCGTTTTTTATTTTTTGGGGTGATCGATCAACCCGATACCATTTTCGCGGATTTGTGGAAACGGCGGGGGAAATCATGGGCGCAGGCGGGAAATGGCGGGAAAAATAAAAAACGGCGCTCCATGCTGGAACGCCGATAAAAAAAGTTGCAGAAAAGTGTTGACAAATGATGTATATTGTGTTATTATCATTTTGCAAGGACAACCGAACAATTTCTACTATAGTAGATTCAAAATAATAAGCAATCCTTGCAGGTCTGCTTCATGCGCAAGCATGGGGTATGTGAGTTGAAACGCCTATAACGGCAACATTAGTTGAGGTAATGACATTCGGTTGGTCGAAACACTTCAACGAAAAAAGAGGACTGCAAGCAGCCCTCTTTTTTCTATGCTTTTATCATTCGAAAATGCATTGACATGCGCAATAAGCTTCCCAGCCAATGAACTTCAAAAGCTTTTCGCGTTCTTCCGGAGTCATCGCGTCCCATCCTGCGCCGGTTCCGCAGATTTTTTCATATGCAGAAATTCCGAAAATCTGCATCGCGTGATCCAGAAGAACCGACTCAATACACTGCTGATAGATGGTCGGGTTATCGCGATTCGCATCAAGCTTAACGTGCAGGTTTGGCGTATATCCGCAGATGATTCTTACAGCCTTTGCTAATTCTCTGGTCATTGTTGTTTCCTCCTACTCTCCGCTTTTAAATGTGCAATTCGTTTCTCAACGCCTTTTGCAAAATGGCCGAGAAATTCACGCCAGCCCGCTCTGCTTCAACATTAAGCCACGAAGGAATTGTGCAGTTCTTCTTCACAACGCGCATGTCATTCTTTCTGCGGTACTCCGCAAAATCAACGTCAACCAGCGAAACGATCGCGCTGGACGGTGCTTCGGCTTGTACGCTTGCAATGCTCGACGCTTCCGGCAACGCTTCGCCGTCATCCTGCATGTCAATTCCCATGATACCGATCGCATCCCGCGCCATTTCGATCGCGTCCGGAATATCTTTGCCCTGCGTGTTGATGTTGAAATCGGGGATAAAAACCACAATAAACTCTTTTCCCTGCGTCATGACGATAGGATATGCGTTTTTCATCTTGAATACCTCCTTGAAAACTATGCTATATATTGTCGCCAAGTGGCGGCGGGCTTATTTCAGCCCGCGCCGCTTGATGATTGCTTTTGCTAACTCCTCATCGGTTTCTCTGTGCCTTACGACGCTTTCCCTTTGACCATCCTTTATGTATATATCGTGGTTCGCGCCGTGCCGTTTGAACTTCCAGCCGTTTCGCTCTAAAAGCTCGATAAGGTCTTTTGTTTTCATTTGTTGCCCTCCTTTCATTTACTATTATACGCCTTCAATGCGTATTTGTCAATAGTTTTTATAGAAAAAAGAATAAAAAAATAGCCGAGGGCGTTCAGCCCTCGGCATTCATCATAGATTAGCTACCCGCTTCAGTTCGGGCATGATTTCGTTCTTTATTCGTTTTCCGACCGCGCTTCTGTCCATGCAGACCTCGCGCAGGACAGCGATATCGATGATCTTCTCTCCGCGCAGGTACTCGCGGGCGATCACGCGATTTCGGCGCGACAGGCGCGAACGGGCAATCAACCGTTCAACGCCATCCGCGTCCAGATTCGGGAATGGAATGATCCGCGCGCACATGGCGGTTATTCCTCGGGCGGCTTCTCTGCTTCGCTCGTGCCGCTCATAACGCGCTTCAGGGCGGCGTATCCGCCGTTGGCTGCCAATGACACCATCGCGCCGTTGAACAGGCACAGGACGGCATTCTGTGCGTCCAGCGTGCCGCCGAACAGCTGCGCCAGCAGCAGCACGACGACCGCCAGAATCCAACTCATCAGCTGCGTCGGAACGTTCTTGACTGCCGGCAGATTTTTGATCATCTGCGTAATCAGCGCGACCGCCGCCAGAGCGCCAGCAAAGGTGCCCAGATAGCCCCAATCGAAGAAATTCATATCCATATGTTTATACCCCTTTCACGATTACTGCGACCGCCGCGCCTACCGCTGCGATCACGATGTACTTGATGATTTCGAACGTGACCTTTTTCCATTTGTCGGCAGGTTCATGTTCGATACTGTCTACCCGCTTGTCGATGTTCTCAACAGTCGCCTTGACCTCCGTCAGCGCGCGCGTCATGTTCTCAATCGCGTCGCCCTGCTTCTGCAGGGTGACCAGAATCCCGTTCTGCTTCTGCACGTCCTTCTCCAGATCGTCCAGACGGCGACGGAACGACTTATGTTCCTGCTCGTTTCGCGCCAGCGTGTTGGACATTTCCAGACACTTGCTTTCGTCCCACATTGGTATCACCCTTTCGTTATGCGATTCGGGCGTACTTGCCCGACACCCACGCGGTTAGTCCGTATTGATCAACGGCATACCAGCCATCTTCGCTGATTTCACCGCGATAGGTCAATTTGTCACCCGCATGGGCGATACCCAGCTTCGCGCCGGATGTGTTCGGTTCGGAACGGATATAGCAGTTCCCGCCGACGATTTCAACGATCTGCGCGGATGCAGGATCATCGCCCGCGACGGCGTTCATCAGCATAGCGTGGGTCTTTGCGCCGTACTCGCCGTCTGCTTCCAGCCCCCAATGGCGCTGGAATTGCTCTACTGCCATTTCGGTAGCGTCGCCGAAATCGCCGTCCGCGCCCCAGCGCCCGCAATCGTAGCCCAATTGAATCAGCAGGGATTGCAGCTCTTTCACGTCCGCGCCTTCGCTACCGTTCTTCAGCAGCCGTTCGCCGAGGGCATACTTGTGCTCCGTTCCGGCTGTGGTGTCCGCGCGGCTTCCATTGTTCAACACGACCTCGGTGTGCCCCTTCGTGCGCGTCACTAGGATATCGCCAGCGCAGAGGTAGTCCGAACGGCGGGTGTAGCGCGATCCTTCCATTTCGGTGAACAGTCCCGTCTTCAGCAGGATGGACGCTTCGTTCGTGGTATAAAAATCCGCGATAGCCGCGCCGTTGCCGCATTTCCTCAGCGCGTACATGACCGCCACGCGCACCAGCGCAGAACAGTCCGTTTCGCAGGGCGTTGTCGCTTTGGCGGGGTCGAAGCCCGCGTTCTGAACCTGTTTGTACAGAGTGTTGCGCTGATTCTGGTCGTAGCCGATATTGCGATTGTTGACCGCGGATTTCATCGCTGCCGCGATCAGCGGACGCATTTCAGGGTGAATGCAGCGCAGGACGCGCCAGCCCTTGCTGTGTACGTAGTAGTTACGAATCCTCAGTTCCTTGCCCGTCTGGTTTCCGGCTTTTCCGCCTGAAATCTTGCCTCGCTCGTCTATTGACGCACAGGCTAGTTGTACAGTTGCCATTTTGATGCTCCTTTCGTCATGTCGTTACTTTCGTCGCTTGCAGTGCTCCGGTGCTGTCCACGGTAATTTTGTATATAGGGGACGCGCTGCCGCTCGTTTGACCAGCAATATAGATGCAGCTACAGGCTATGTATGGCGGAAGCCATGCTCCTCCAGACGATAACGAATACACACTACCTGTTGGTATGTTGACTTTTTTGTATGTCAATGTCGATTCCGCAAATATTGTGCTTAATGTGGTATTTTTGATCGTGTATTTCCCGCTCGGTGTAAGCACGATCTGTATAATTGGACCACTTCCGCCAATGCTGTTTCGCGTATTAATGTTTACTGATTCTCCGTTCCAAATAGCGCTGCCTGAGTATTTGCCATTAGAAATCGTGATAACACTTCCATATGCAATATTTGCTCCATCAATCTGAGTTGCACTTGCAACAGATCCTTTTAGTTGCGGAATCGAAATCGTTACATCTTCCGTTTGTTGGTATATGCGAAACGCTTCGTCCGCCGTGCTCTGCGCTGCTTCCGCCGTGCTCTGCGCTGCTTC